GTCGTAGTAGTTCATTTGTCTTTTATATTGGTTTGCCAGTAAATAAATAGTTCATCAAGAGTATAATCATAATCCTCATCAAATAAATTGTAAGTATTGTCAGAATCTTCCCACCATAACCTACCTTTTTGCATTTCATCAACAATCCATCCAATAAATTCAGCGGGGTAGCAATCAGGCTTCTGCTCAATCAGTGATGCAATCTCTTTGGCAAAATCTTCAAGATGTTTGTGAGGCGAATGACTGCCAATTCTATCTCTTGTCAGTATTTCTAATATCCGCTTTTCAAGTTCTTCTCGTGTCATTGTATCTCTTTTTTAAGTTGTTCAATTTTAGGTTCATAATTATCAAATAGAATATTAAATCCATGATAAGAACAAAGTTTTAAGTGTTCAATATATTCATCCTGTGCTTTTATAAGTTCATCCCGTTTCTGGCATTGCTCAGAAGAATATTTTTCAAGGAGAATGGCTAAATGCTCAGATGATATTGTCATCATACCTATGCCTACTTCCTCTCTTATCCATTTTTCAATATCTTTCATAACGGCAATCCTTTCTGTTTTAGGTATGTTGATATGTGTTGTTGTTACCTTTAACCCATTTACGAGTTTTATTTATAACTAACTTATCCTTACATGCCGACATAAGTTCATCATAAGTAAATCCCGCTTTATAACTTGCTCCAAATATTGCCATCAAACAATCTGCGTATTCCATTATGTCATTAGGAGTTTTAATTGCCTCTTCTGTTTCATCTTTTAATTTGAACAAATGAGCAACTGAATCCGCATCAGGAAATACATTTTTAGTCCACTCTCCTAAGTCATTATACAGCTCCTCTCTCAATCCTTCTGTTCTGTATTGCTCCATTGCTGAAGTTATAACTGCTGTTTCTTTGCCAGAAAATGAAACATGATGAGCAGTACACCATTCTGTCAATATTGCAAGAAACTCCATATTATCTTTTGCTAATATATATTTCTTAGTTTCTTCTGTTATTGTTGGCTTCTTAATAAATTCTTTAGGATTTTGCTTCCATTTATCTCTACCATAATTATCATCACCGGGGCCAATAATATCATTATGTGGATCAAATTTTGCTCTTGTTGGCTTATCTTCCCAATTCAGATTCTTATCAAGGCTTATCGCTCTCCCTTCTGCAAATTTAAGATCACCGTATTGCTCCATTGCTTCAAGGACTTCTTCATAGACCTCCATATAATGTAAGTTTTTGTTCTGCTGATATGGAAGTCTTTTATCTAAAAACTCTTCTGTGGCTTTTGTTAGCTTATCTTTCGCTCTCTTTGATAACCAAAGGTCTTGTGCCTTTAACCCAGCAATCTCTGATTTTAAATCCTTCGACTGTTCTGTATCAACGGTAACACTATTCCTTTGATACCACTCTATTAATTCTGCCTGTTTCTGTTCAAGTTTTGTCATTTCACTTTGCTCCTTCCTTTGCTTATACTTACTTCAAATACCTTATCAGCATTTGCTATAATATCCTCCCTTGATATCCTTTCGTCCGATATCATAATTATCTGTACCCCCATTTTACGGGATATTTCACGTACCATTTCCAATACCCGCAGGTTTGCGTGTCCTCCCTTGAGGTGCTTGAAAGGTTCGTCCAGGATGATCGTGTTGCGGGTATGGGGACGAGCCATCGACCAGGATGCTATTCGCAGAGCAAATGAAGCAACGTCAACGGCACCCACACCGGAGGCGGTTAGTGGATCCACTCTGTTACCGTCACGGACAAAGTACAGATCACATTCGGTTTTGTTGCGTCGCTCCACAAACTCTGCTTTCAGTTCATACGGATCAGGAAATACGGCATCCAGGGCAAGGGACGTAATGTCGGAGATATGGAACTGCAATTGCTGTTGCGTTTTCAGTCCTACCTCCCGAATGATTTCACGGGCTTGTTCATGCCGACGTAACGACCTACGGGACAACCCTAAATCCTCTCGGAGTTGAGTCAGGCTCTTCTCGATCTGTTGCCTCTGTCCCTTCTGTTGTTCCAGTTTCTGTCGAAGTAAATGTACGGTCATCTATTATAATTTTAAATCCTTCTGTTTTCTTAATTTCATCGGTTATTGGTATCTGTTCTCTCGGAAATTCCTGCCATCTTACAGAATCCAAAGGGGTACGGTCTATTACTCGGTTAGTGTTTACTAAAGCCCCCTGACCTCTGAATTCTACATAGAAAGTATCCCTGCCAGTGCGAGCCATCTCACCCGATACACTTACAATAATTACCTCGCCTTCCATCATTGCGGTACTACCCTCTTCTTCAATACGGGCAGTCAAGGCCATAGCAGAAGTCATAATCTCCTCAGGAGGGATTCGCCATTCTATATTTCTTGCCGTTATCTTCCATGAGGGTGGGGCAGGGATGTAGTGTACCCATTCATCTGCCCTAGAGGTTACATCTAGTAGAGGGTGACGCTCCATCTCAAACGTGACGGTATCCCCCCGTCCCACTACTTGCCCACGGAAGAATAATGTGAGAAAATATCGATGCATTATACGTTATATTTTTCTTCCAATTCCTTTGTATGCTTATCAATCTGCGTTTGCAGAGCGGTTATATCCCGTTGCATCTTCTCGGCTAACTTCTCTGCCTCCTTTACGGTGGTACACTTGTAGGTGTCCTTGAGTTGCTTTAGCAGGGCGGTCTGTTGCCCTTTGAGTTCACTTACCGACGTTTTTGCTTCGTCGATCTGTTGTTTCAGGTCTAACAAGTTTTTTTCTGTCATTTATTAATTGTTTATTTAATTTTGGTAGGCATGATGGAAGTTTTTCATATAGTTTACCCTCTTTGGTATAAACAATCTTTTTAAAAAATGGAGAATACCCTTTTTGACACCCACATTTCCAGCATTCTTTTAGGCTATGAGGTGCATCTGTTCTATCAAACCAACTATGTTTTTCTGTCATGTCGATATTTTTCAATTAAATTATTCAATTCCTTACCTTCCTCTTCAGATAAATAATAAGCAGCCTCTACCCCTTCACAAACTCCCATTCCTTCCTCTGCTTTTAGGAATAGGTCTATTATCCGTATCATTTCTTCTGGTGTCATCACCCTACAATATGAGAAAGTTCCTTTAACGCTATCTCCAAGTCTGATCGAATGGATGTTATTTCAATAACAAGTTTCTGTAACTCCCCACAGAATCCTTTAAACTCTTGTTGCTTTTCTTCTACCTTGGGTATCCGAAGCATTTCCGTTCCGTTAAACTTTCCTATCTTATTACAGATAGCTGTCTTTGTCTCAAATGTGCGATCAACTACTTCTCTGAGGTTGTTGATAAGAGTTTCCATCTGAGGAACACTCATTGCTGTTGGTCCATTGTTTTCATTCATAATTTTAAGTTTTAGTTTTTGTTTTGTGACTCATCATATCTTATAATGCAATAAACAAATCCTATTGCCAGGAATATGGTTGCAATGAGTAAAAGTAGGTCTATCATTATTTCTCCCTTCCTATTGCCCAATCTAGATACTCCCCACAATCTTCTTGCATAATATCAACTGCCGATTTTGATTTAGGAAAAGTTTTAGTTCTCCATCCTGTCCCCCATCCAGCAGGTAAATTATTAGGAACAAATTCAATAAACATATTACAGATAGTTATTTCTTCTTTGAAAATAAACTCTGCCCTTCTAATGTAAGTGTCGGTGTTTGCCATATTAATATAATAATTCTTTAAAGTTCTTATTTACAATATCCACAAATTCACTTGGCATATCCTTTTGTTTGCCAATAAATTCTTTTAGTGCTGAAACAACAACGAATCTATCTGCTTCACGCTTATGCCTTGCATGGCGCAACTTCTTTCTCTTTTTAATCGTTACTGGATTCATGCCGTCATTTTATAAACTATTTCTTTCACAGGTTCCCGTATATTGTTCACGTTAAGAAACTCCTTCAGGTTCTGCTCGAACGACACTCCTACTTCCCATTCCCCGTCCAATCGGCTTACGAAAGCCTCTATACGAGCGTCACGTCGTTCCTTAACTTCTATATGCTCACGGGTAATTACCCCGTAATGTATCGGTATGTTTACCCATTGTATGGTATTCGTTCTAGCGTACCAAAGGGCAACCCGTGGCTTGAAGTTTATCTGGTCGGCATCCTGTCGGGTAAGCGAACCAGGATTTACAAGTAATTGCTTACCATAATTAGTCCAAAATGATTGATGGTTATCACCTGTTATTATTAGATCGTACCCTGAATATTTAGCCAATAGTCTGTCTGCCTGTCCTCCCGTTGCTCCTGGGAACGGGGGAAGGATATAGGTCATGTGGTGCCATACGCAAATTATTCGTTCATACTCAACAAGTATTCCTGTGTTGTCGGGAGTCATTCCATAATGAAATCCGTTTAACACTTTTATCCTACCCGCAATACTCAAAGCATGAAGTCCACTCTTGTCCCTCAACTCCCAATTATGTTGAGGCAAGTCGTGTTGCCCGTAGATTGAGTAAAAATTATCGGGCAGGAACGTCATAGCCATGCTTAATAACCAAGGTGAGGGTTTCCAATGGTCAAATAAATCGCCAGCATGGAAGACAGGGCAATCATATTGTTTTTGCAACTTCTTTACAAAGTTTACGCTCTCCCATTGTTCCTTTTGGAAATCACCTGTCCAGCATACGGGGGTATCCTCCCGTAGGTGAAAATCACTGCATAAAATTAACGAGGGTTTCTCCGTCGGGTTTGTCCTTGTCCTCTGCATTTGGGTTGGGTTCTAATTGATAATTTTTAAGCATATCGGTTATTGCGTTTGCCTCATCCTGTTGCAAGTATTGGATGACGTGTACCTTTATGGCATCGTCATTCTTAACTGAAATTACTATACTCTGAGTCTTGCTTGAGTCTAGCTTTAGTATCTTACAAAGCTGTTGCCCAAAATTTAATCCATCAATTGCTGCCATCTGTCTTAAATCCTCTTTCGTATAATTCTACTGCTCGTTTATGTCCCTCCTCTGCCTCTTCCCATGTAGCATAGCGTTCACAATACTGATCATGCTCCCCTCCAAATATCATCGTTTCAAATAATATGGGAACAGGAGAACGCCATCCATGATCCATTGCTAGGAATACTGTGGAGATACGATCTCCATTGGGCATTTCTGTTAAGGCTACCCTGCGATTATCTATATCAAAGGTTTTAGCCCACTCCTCCATACTTGTAACAGGCACTGGGGTATGCCCTTCTAGTTTATAACCTATTATTCGGTCCATGCTTTACCTCCTGTCCGCACAACGGACATATACTTGGAAACTCCTTTTTAAATTTAGCCTGTAACAGCGTTAAATTAGCCGTTTGTTTATTAAGTAATATATCTACGTAGTTTAAGTCTAAAAGTAGCTTACGTAGCCCTGCAAACGTTAAATTAAGGGTGTTTTTAGTCTTATATAAACCTAATACCGTATTTACCTGTGCTTCGTCCTTAACATACTCCTGTGCATCCTCAATATCGTCCTGAACAAGGAATAGATTTTGCATCAGATTTCCTAGACTGTTTGCTTTCTCCTCTAGGGCGTTCCTTTGCTTTATCAGATCAAGTGTAGCGTTTACCTGTTCTTCCAATACGAGTAAAGGAGCATACCTTTCAATATCTTCCTTGACCATATTGTAATCAAGGATTATTCCACCTAACTTACTTCTCCTATGCCAAAGTGTATCGAATTGTTTTTCCTTCTCTTCCAATACCTCTACCTCTGCCTCAAACTTTTCAAGGTGGTCATATTTGGACACTCCTTCCTGCAATATCTTTTCCTGCCCCTCCTTATACTTTATTTCCTGCTCCAGGCTACGTATGGCTGAATTGACATTGCTCATGCCCGTATCAATCTTATCTAATCGGGCTACTGCGTTAAAATGCTTCGCTACATCGCCCGCACTGACGCTTAGGAGGAACGGGGAGTCGAGTTGATATTGAAGATTTATGGTATCAATATTAAGAAGCCTACTGACTTCCTCTGGAACTGAAGTACCAATAGCCTTAAATTCTTGTACGTTTTTCCCTTCAACTTGTATCTGATACTTATCCACTTTCCCTCTACATCGAGTAATGCCATTTCCGTCAACAGTAATTTCGCAACTTGTTTCCCCTCCCCACCATGACCGAATAGAATCACCAGATGGTCGATTGTATATGATCCAACGCATTGCTCTAATAATTGCGGATTTTCCGCTATCACTGCTTCCCACAATGACATTGACCCCTGGGTGGAATTCAAGTTTGGATTTGCCATGACTCTGAAAGTTTTGTATAGTTAGTGATTTGATCATAAGTCTTTTATTAATTTACTCCACAGGTCTTGCATAGCCGAAAGGGGAATTTGGTATCGCTCCCTCAAGTCGTGTAACGTTTCCCGTATCGAACTCGGTGTAAACACCATTAGTTCGGCTCGGTACTCTGTACTCTCTCCGTACTCATCCTGATGCTCGTCTTTCTTAAATATGGCTGGATAAGCCATCAGGTGGTCTACTATCTTCGTCAGCAGTTCTTTGCGGATAAGGGATTCCTCATGTATTTTCATATCCCCTTTCCAACTATCCCGTTCCACCTTGGAAACCCTCGTGTTTGCTATTATCTTCATCTTCCCATCATCTTAATCATTTGACTCTGTTGCTTTGCTACATGGAATACCGCCATCGCATCAGCTACGGCTTCATCGAAATACTTCACGTTGGCCCAATCCATTTCGTACAGACGGTCTATGGCTTCAATCATATCCTCTTTCGTTGCAGCCTTCTTGCCTAACACCGCCTTCTTGCTATCCTGCTCGGAGTAGTATTCGATTGGTATTTGAAGACACTCGGCAATAGCCGTAGTAATCCCTGTTACTATCCCGATCATAACGGCAGCCTGGGCGTTCTGACTACCGTGAGGAGATTCGCTTAGGATCAGTCCCACGTTCCATTTCCTTATCAGCACTAGCAGTATTCGGGTAATCTCTCCCGCCCTGCGTGAACGGTCATCAGATACCCTTATACGAGTTTTCTTATGCTCAGGTGCAGTTTTAATACACCCACGGACAAGCACCTTTCCGGCAGGAGTGACTATTGCCCATCCCCAAGCAGTAAACGAGGGGTCATTCGTCAGGATATTGGAATTTGACATGGATTCCTAGTGGTTTAAAGATGCGTTTGATAAATTGACGTAGTTTCCAACGATGGGGATGACGTTGCTTCCATACGTAAATATGCTTTGGATAAGCTATCCCTTTGAGCCGAACTGTTTTGTTTTCTTCCATAATTAATTATTTAATAAGTTGTTGACGCCGTTGAGTTTGACCAAGCCGTTTGAGTAAAATAATCTCCTCCTGTAGTCGTATAATAGACACTGTACGTGGAGTAGGAAGTGCCTGTGGAAACGGTAATATAGTTATTTCCCCAAACCGATAATACCTGCTGCTGAGAGGCATCCCTGCCCCATCGGGTGTCTGTTATCTTGCCATTTGTGACTACCCGATAGTGATGATGACCGCACTTTGGGCAGATTATGTCGTAATTGCCATCACGGGAAATATCCAGGTCGAACTGTACGTATTGTTCACACGCATGGCACCAAAGTTCGTGCTTCTCATTCATCGCTAGTTTGTTATGTCGTTTACAACGAGGGGATCACTTGCTTCCTCTCCCCATGCAGCAACAATAAGATAACCGCCTTTTACGGGGGCAAGAACGACAGGGTCAGGAACGGGCTTGTTTGTGATCTTAAAGTCCTTTATCTCTTCCCTTGCAGATACGTTGAAATCTTTGGCAGGGGCAGCAATAAGGAACTGGTTGTCCATGTAAGCCCTTGAACTCCCATCCCTTTTGCACGACAGGTATTCCTCATAACTAATAGGCATGCCTTCCCTCCCTCCTAATCCCCAAGAAGGATTGGACAGATAATAACAGGCATCCTTTTCTTTCAGCACAAAATCCTCCATTAGCTTGAGTTTGCTTTCAGGTACAAAGCCTACATAGGAACTCACCTTGCCGTATATGAGTCCGTACTTCTTGCATATCTCCTTAACCTGTGTTTCGGTAATGAACTTCTGCAACGGGTACTGCTCCCTGTAATACTTTACAGTCTTTACGGTATCGGCATTTAGCTTCCGCTTTGCAATAACCTCTTCAGCCTGACGGACTTCGGGAGTGGCTACAAATCCTAGTTTCTTGAGTCGCTTTACCTTGTCCTCATTGAGGAGGTTGATAGAGTTAAGGATGGCTACTGCTTCTGCATAGAGTTTATCTCCGGCAGTAGCAAATTCGGTGTGTACTTTGGTTATTACGTCTGAATAACCATTGTCTTCTTTAAATGGGTTTTTCATTTGATTAATTGTTTTTTGGTTTATACTTATATGATTTAAGTAAAAGTGCCGAGAGTATGTTCAACCCCAATGCTTGCCAGACATTTATTCTTGGCAAATCGAAAATAACGGGCATCAGCCAATTCCATAGCCATTTTATGGGGAAGGCAAAGAGTATTGCTACTATAACTATAAAAGCAATACTACCAAGAATGAGAAGTAGTTTTTCCATTTGATTAATGTTTAAATTGATGCATCATAAATATCGATAGTGTACCTTTTTCCTTCTTTAAATTTCCTAAATTCAAGCTTTGTATCTGGGGGTAGTTCTACATTCCAATCCCCTTCTATGTTATCGACGAATATGCCCTTCTTGTTGAAAGAACCTAGAACTGTAAGAGTTACCATATGGCAACAGTCACAGTTCTTTCTGCATATAGCTAATAATTTTACTCTTTCCATTACCGTTTAGGTTTTCGTTCCGATTCAAATTTCTTTTCTATATCCTCCCAAAGGTCTATTACCTCCTCTTGGAGTTCATGTTCTAGTTTATCCTGCTCGATCATTCGTATAGAGGCTTCCATAGATTTATCCAAAGCCTTTCCCCCAATGGTATAAACTCCCTGTTTGGAAAATCCTTTAACGAATTGAAGGTTTTCCCTTATATCATCTATCCCGTAATCGAATATGATAGTGATGGGGGCGGTACGGAAGGGCTTCCAAATAGAACTTTTATACACTTCTATTTCGGCTCGAACGCCTATGATTCGGGATATTTCCTTACCGGCATACGTTTTATCTACCTTATGCTTGTGAATAATATTGGTCTTTAAGCGTAGACTAGCGTAAAAGCCTATGGCTAACCCTCCTGGCGTATTAAACTTTTGGAAACTACGTGGATCTGCATTTTCCCGAACTTGATTAGAGCAAACCATTAGCAGATTATCCCTAGTTAAAATACGACAGGTCTTGCGTAACTCCTCCGAAAACTCCTTTGCCCGACGCATTCCCATTTTGTCCCCGTCCTCCTTATCCATTTCCATATCGGTAGAAAGGGCAGCAAGACTATCAGCAAATATTCCGTTGACGACTTTCGGGTTCTCCGGTTTCCACGCCCGTACTGCCTCAAACACTTCCGGTACGGTGTTAGGGTTAGAGTAAGCTATCTCCTTGGTGTCTAGATCAAACACCTTTGCAAATGTTGTATTTAGCCTTGCTTCGGGATCATGAAACATTACCTCTCCTCCTTTTCGCTGTACATCCCCTGCGATCTCACATAGCATAACAGTCTTTCCACTGGAACTTGGACCGAATATTTCAACAAGTACCCCTCCTGGGATTCCTCCACCTCTAACTCTGCCCCCAGAAATAGCCAAATCAACAAGGGTACTCCCTGTACTAATAATACATCCGAAGTTGCCATCGTATTCCTCCTTTTTGTCTGGTACTGTATTTACTCGTCTTTTCATCTGATCACTGAGGGGTTCTGGTTTTCTTGTGCGCTTCATGTCGCTCCAATTGATCCAATATTATTTGAATATACTCCTTATCAATCCCTTTGTCCATCAAGTCATATTCTGTCTCTTTCTTAAAGTTGGCAAAGGTAACTACGGTCAATCCCGATTTCCTAGCGATCCACTCGTCAATAATCTTTCGTACCAGTTCATGGATTAATACTTCTTCTGGGCTTTGCTTTTTACAATCTTCCATCCAAACTTCCATTTGCCCTCGAATGGTTTTGGATTTATCCGTTCCTTTAGCCAGAACATATAAAGACAAATATTTAAAAAGGTGGGGGGTAAAAAGCACCCCCACGAAATACTTGTCTGGAACTTCCTTTTTAAAGATAGTCATGTTATTTCTTTTTTTCCTTTTCATCACTGCAATCGTCCCATATTTCGCAGGTATCGCAGTCTTTGAATTTGTCAGTATCTATTCCAAACCTATGCCCATAAGGACATTTGTCTTTACTTTTAACGGACTTACCTGTAGCAGGAGCAGTTCCTTTCTTAACGGTTTTTGGTGGTTCTGGTTCTTCCTCCTCTTCCTCCTCTTCCTCTTCCTCAGGTTCTGGTTCTGGTTTGGGAGCGGGTTTGCGGGTACGGGTAACTGTTTTTGCAGGTTCCGGTTCTTCCTCCTCCTCTTCCTCTTCAGGTTCTTCCTCTTCCTCTTCTTCAGGCTCCGGTTCCGGCTTGGTATGTTTTCTTGTTCTTGGAGCGGGGGCTTCCTCCTCCTCCTCTTCCTCAGGCTCCTCCTCCAATGTACCTCCATCTTCCTCATCTTCCAAGTCGAAGAACTTGTTAAATATTTCCGTATAGGAAGTTTCTTTTAACAGTTCATCCAGAGCAGGAACCGATTCCAAAATACTTTCCTCATAGGCTTCCCGTTCCGTAAAGTTAATGCTCTTGGCTTCAGGGTAGGCATGTCCTCCCAGGGATTCCCATTTAAACCGGACGTTAGCCGTCTTACCATTATCGAGAGTAAAGAAGTCCTCATTGTCTTCGTTTTCCTTCAATTCGTCAATAAGAGTATCTTGGAATAGAGCATCAGCCATATCCCATACATGGACTACTTCCTCAAATTTATCCAACCCCAAAGGAATTATAGGGTACAAACTCCTTGATTTGGCTCTCAGTGCTGATCTTTCTTCCTTATCGGCTCCCTCTTTAATACGCTTGATGAGATGTTCACAGATCGGGCATTTCTTTCCAAACGTAGTAGGGCATACTACGGTTGCGTTAGCCGTTCCTACATTACGGTGAATCTTGAAAGGGAAACGGTACCATAAAGCCCCTGCAATGGCGATACCCTCTTTTTTATCCTGCTCAGGGTGTTTAGGACTAGTCACTACATAAGGTAGGAAGTCTATTTTACATGAGCGTGTGTTCTCCGCTAAACTAAAAACCTTTACATCCTTGGGTAAATTCAAATACCCGTAGGACGTTCTTCTTTGTTTGTCTGAACTGGAAATAACCTTTCCTTTAAAACTACTCTTTTGTTTCTTCATTTTGATTAATTTTACTATTATGGAATTTATCGTTTAAAAAATATTCTACTTCTTGCAACCAGGCTTTCATTTGTATCCGGCTAAAAAGGAATACAAAGAACATGATTAGTATAAGTCCTATTATGATGCCTACGATCGCTCCTAATATAGTCCATGTCATACTATATGCCTCCTTCTCATTTTACTAGCTATACCTGCATTAACTTCTTTGGTACGAGCCTCCCGATCTTCCCGTTCTTTGGATAAATCACGAGGCATCTTTGGTCCGGCAAAATACTGTTGACCGTTTAACCGGACGAGATTTTCCAGGGCATCCTTACGAGCATCTACGGCACGTACCGCTCCCTGTGCAATATCGGCTTCAAACTTCCTGTTAATAAAGTTTACATTAGCCTCTTTGTAACGTTCCTGCGTTATGATAGCGTTTTGGACTACGGCTTCTGTAACCTTTTCTATTCCAAAATCTTCGGGACTGGTTCGTATTTCCTTATCCAATTCGGCTCGTACAAAATCCAAAGCCTCTTTGGCTAGGTCTAGTTTCCTTCGGCATTCGGCAGCGTTCTGAGCATATCGAAACATTAGGCTCGATTGGTCCAACCACTCTACATCGAGAGCAGATTCTTCAATTCTTATGTCTTTTTCGTAGTCCATACCTTTTAGTTTTTAAAAGAAATAGTGTCGGGGGTGTGGTCATTCGGAATTATTGTAGTCTAAAATCGAGTGTAATCATATTCGGTTAATCGGTCAATCGCTATTAATGGTTATCATATTCGGAGTTACCTGACTGTTTTTATAGACTCCTGTCAGCTTTGTCTATTTCGCTGTTTAACATACAGTTGCGTTTACCATTCCGCCACAAAGGTAAAACCATCGCTGGAGACCTTTGATGGGATTTGAACCCACAGTTCACGTTTAAAGATCGCCATCTTGATTGCGTTACCCGATCCGGTTCGGGACTGTTTAAGGTACAGTGCAAACCTTCACCCCCACGCCCACTATTTCAAAGAACTTAAAGCAGGAGTTCAACATCTTGTGGTATTGTGCCACAGTCCATCAGGCTGATCTCAAAGGGATCACGATGTCTATATCCTGCTTGTATCATAATTAATTTGGTTTACTACCAAATAGTAGTTTATTGTCAGCTATTGATTTGTGACTATTAAACATTTTTTCTTCTTCTTTAGGGATTTCTACATTCACCGTAGTTGGTGTCTGTAACCTATTCGCTTCAAGTATAGGCAGATTGGTTTCGGTAGGGACATAAACAATAGTCTTGTCGATGTTTGCTCCTGCCACATCCGTAATCCATAACCAACGCAGATACTCCTCATTATCCCGCAGACTGCGTCCGATTATGTGGTTCGCTATCGCTACGCCTACCGCCCGTACACTGTCTGCTTGCTTAATATAATGGGCAGATTCATACTTTGCCATCGCTTCCTGTATAGCAATCTGTCGATTCTGTGTAGCCTCCGCCAAGTCGGCTTTACCACGTAGGTTCTGTTGATACACTTTGTAACGGGGGCATCCTATCATTCCTCCAAATATAAGGAAGACAAGTAACAGAGTACTGAGGGTGCTCCATTTAATGACCATAGCGGTCGCCTGTTTTTCTTCTGAATCCATACTCATAATTATTCAGGTTTTGCTTCAGTGTAATCCTTCATAACATCCACTCCTACCTCAATTTCGGTAGTCCAGTTAGCTTGCTGAATTGCAGCATCAACCAAACGGAGTTGTTTGGCATACCAGTCATACCCTGCGGCAACCTGTGCCAGAGTAATCTTTGGAACCGAGACAACAATGTCGTCAATGTTTTCGGTAACATTCTTGCGTTGAGCTTTTACTTCAAAAAGCCCTTGTACATTGATCTTCTTGAGTTGATCAATTTTTTCGTTAAGTTCTTTGCGTCTGAGTAACGCTTCTGCTAATTTTACTTTCATAATCGGATGTTTTTAAGTTAATAATTATTTTTCCCAAGGCAATAATTTTCGTTTAAGTTCCTTTAAACGTATCAGTTCCTCTTCCAACCATTGAACGTAGTCTTGATATACTCGATAATTGTCTATGATCGAAAGCTGACGAAGTCTATTATCCAAGTACGGATTTTTCCCCGTCTGTCTTTTATACAGTAGTCTTAATTCCTGTCTGGTCATATCAGTTCTTGGTTATAGAATAACATACAAATACGAGTTGAGGAAAACCGGAGTTGTAGAACGGTTCCATACACATTTCCATAATAAGTCCAGCAACATCGTTATCCCCACCCTTGAGTAGGATGGATTGACAATATCCTAAAATTGCTCTACGGATGCTCTCCGGTTCCTGATCCTTCAACCCGTTTAATATTCCGGCTATGGTTTTCCACGGTGCTCGTTTTATTAACGCCCGACAGAGGTCT